TTGAGGATGATGACATTAATAGTCTCGGAATAGATGGCTACGCCGTTCTTGACGAACAGCAGGTCCATGAAGCCCATACCCCAATGCCAACCCTCGGTGTTGGCGTAGAACAAAGTAAAGTCGGTCGAGTTCAACTTGGTGACCGTGAGGGGGTACTCGTAAAGCCGGGAGTCACGGAGGGTGCAGTACAGGTCAACGCCGTCCAAGTTGGCGGGCGCGCTGGGGGTAGACTGGGTGTAGACCCCCTCAATCGTGAGGGTAGACCCCTTGGTAAAACTAAAGGTCGGAGTTGCCATAGGGCTTTGGAACTAGCCCCGTGTCAACCCGCCCAGAAACCCGGATTTGTGCAGTATTCCATCACGAAAGGCTTATAAACATCGATATAATTAATCCCGTAAATAACCAAATCGGAATAAATGTCAGTCTCTACATACGCACCCGTGTATGGGTCGTCATAAACGATGGTGTAAGTTTTCTCGTAGTACTTAAACTCACCGCTAACGAGGTCTGGGTTAATCAAGTCCCATGTGTTTGTGGTGGTGTTGTAACTAGCCGATCCAGACTTTTCGTAAGTCTGGGAAGGGAACAAGGGATCATAAACCCAGTCTCCTGCAACGAACGATCTGGCAAACTGAACATCACTAGGAATTGATACGACTGTTTCTACGACAACAGGTTCTTCTCCCGGCACAAAGGTGGTCACCTTAGTTGTAGTGACCCAGTTGGCCTTGCAAATCATTCCCACCGTGATGCCATCCCAAGGCTTGTGGTACTCATCGCTCTCGGTGATTTGATAACTAAAAGCCACCCTTGCGAAGTACTCATTATGGTATCCATTCGGGATTGACTCACTAACATAACGACTAGGAGGTGAGGGCCAAGGCCAGTAGGTTAGGATAGAGTCTAGGCTAAGAGACGACGGCAAACCAGTAGAGTCCCGCAAATTGGTCAGCGCGGCCATCTCGGGCGGGTTCACTTGAACATTATAAGGAGCCAATTCTTCTGACGACGAATTGTATGCAGGAAAAACATCCTTCTTGGTCCAAAAAGATTGGGCCTCAAAAGCCCTACGCCGACGAAGCAGGTTACCTCCACTAGGGCCGATCACATCGACCGGGTTAATCTCGTTCATACCCGGTAGAAGTAGTACCAAGCCGTGTCCGGCTGGGTGTACTTGTGACGCTCGGCCCAGAGGCTACCGCTGACCAGTTGGTTTACGGTGATGGTCTTATTCCCGCTGACGGTCACGATGTTTACATTAGCCAAGGCGATAAAACCGTAGTCGTCCGTATCCGTGGCTGGGTAAGTCTCGACCTTGATTTCCGAGTCCAACCTTGGAAAAGAAGCAGGAGGAGGGTCGGCCTTGCACTTGATGACAATTAGGTAGTCTCCGTCAGAGGTCGGCAACAGGATGGGCGTGTATGCCGGGTTGGTCATAATCGTCCCGTTGATAAGCGGGATGACATTATTGACGGTGCCAGTAGTAACACGAACGGCATCAGCCCCCTCCTCCTTCACCAAATACACGAAAAAAGGAGGTGCGCTCTTGCTGATGTCGATTACCTCCTGCGGGGTATTGAAAGCCACGCCCCCCGCGCTGTTGTTGAATTGCACACCTTGCGACATCATGGCCCTGTTCATGTCCAGACCCACGCCAATCCTGTTGAGCGCGGATGCGGTCACATACTCCCCAGCCCCAAACGATCCGCCTAGGTAACTGCTGTTGAAACCCGAGATTGAACGCATTAAGTAGAAAGAGTAGGATAGATGTCGGGGTCCCAGCCGGACAAGCCAGACAGCATGAGGTCGGCGGTCACCTTAAACAGATTTCCGAAACGCTCGACCGAACAGTTGGTCACAAGGAAGTTTCGATTGATTAGGGATGAATACTCGTTGGTGTACTTGAAGCCGCCGGGATAACCACCTTCGTCAGAACCCTTCGCAAGTTTCTTATACTCATCTGGCAGGTAGAACAAGTCTCCGTCGGTGACCCAACCATTGTAAGAAGCCATCGTCAATGCGGTAGTCTCGTTATCAACATAAAGCAAAACTTTGAGGGTCAGTTGCGGCTTGTAGTACGACTTGATGCCAGCCTTGATGTTGGGTGCTTCTTCGTCTCCCTGCGGAGGAAGGAAGCCAATGAACTGGCAGTTATTTACCGCGCCAGACCCAGCGACCTTCGGGGTCCAAAGGGCGCGGTTAGGGTTCGATGCTAGATCGGGATTAAAACCTCCGCTTGCAGGAGGCTTTCCAGCCAAGACTTTCTCGCCGGGAATACTGGTGAAGAAGTGTCGGTAGAAATTAGGGTGCGCCGTGATGGACTCGGAAGATGAGGCCGAAACCATTTGGATTTGAGGGTCGGTATGACCACCCGGGATGTGCAACGCATCAAGGCCAGCAAACTCCGCCGTGACCGTTAGAACCTCGCCTTTGTCCACACTCATCGTGGCCTTGTACAAGGTTAGGTTTTCATCAAACGGATGTTGGGTTCCACGGATGAAACTAGAGGCGAAGTTAGGGATGTTGGAGTACCTCCACTTAAACTTGACCGTGGACTGGAGCATACCGAAGCCATCGTATTCGATGGTCCAGCCTGCCTGTGGTACGCCAAGGCCATTGTAACCGTCGTCGCCGGAAAGATCGTTACCGTATTTGATGATAGGTTGTGCGGGGATAGGCATAGTTATCGGGCTTCTAGGGGTACGGGAGAAGGCGTGGTCGCACCTTCTGGCCTTGGAGCCGTGTTGCGCGCCGTCTCCTCGGTAGCCGTGGCGATGCGCTCCATCGGAGTGAAGGCGATGGCGGACACGATGTCGCCTCCAGCCATTTGCTGAAGGGAGGAAGCCCCCTGTGCTTCGGACAGGCCAAGCGGAGTCAGTTTCTTGCCATCCTTGCCGCCTTCAAGTTCCTTGATGCGGTCCATGAAGATTTTTTTCTCATCATCATCCATGCCATACTGCTTCATCCAATAGTCGTAATACTCTTTGCGTTCCTCCTTGGTCTTGCCGGAGGACTGTTGCTTGTAGACTGTTTCGGCTGACTCACGGATTACGCTTTTATCATCAACGAAAACACTTTTTAGTCCGTAATAAGCACCAGAAAACATATTAGCAATCTCATCCGCAAAATCTTCTCCAAAAGCCTGAAGTTGACCTACGATGTCGATTATAATCGAGTCGATTAGGTTCTTGGTTCGATCCCACATATCGGCGTTTCGCGCCGCCGCCCTAGCCCATTTTTCTTCGGCGTGGTATTGGTTCTCAAACTGCTTTCTAACCTCGCCAGAACCCTGCTTGATGAGGGGGAGCAATTGCTCGAAAGACGATCCGAACAACTGGACACCATAGTGCATCAATGTCGCTTGGTCTGTGCCTGCGGAATAAGCATCAGCCAAGGCGTACAAGGTGTCTTGGTAATTAATTTGCCCGGTAGTAAGGTCTTGCATACCAAACCCCAACTTTGTCAGCGCGGCGTTGGCCTCGCCGCCACGGATTTTTGCTTCGGCAATCTTCTTGTTGAACTCGGCTACCGAGTGGGCCAAGGCCGAAAGGCTGATGCCTGCGGTCTTGGCGACAACGCTCCACCGCTGGAGTTCCGAAATAGGGATGCCAGTAGAAATCGAAAGATTACGCAACTCCCTAGCCATAGTTGCGTACTTCTGGATGAACTCAAAGGCACTATTAAGAACCCCAAAAATCATATTGAAGTATCCGTAAACACGACCAAGGTTTGCCACGAAACCTGTGGATTTAGCCGTGGCTTGGGAACCAGCCTTGCTTGCCGAAGAAGTAACTTCGTTTAGACCCTTTTCAAGTTGGGTCGCATCGGCACCGACCGTTACTACGATTTCAGAGGCCATCAGTTTTTATTTTTGCTTTCCTTGAAACGGTTGATGATGTTGTCGAAATCGTCCAGCATCGCATCGTCATCGGTCGATACGATCTGGATGTCAGAACCATTGTAGATGCCGTGGGAGATGCTCATCCAGACGGCTTCACCTTCCGGCATGGTCCACGCTTCTTCAAGAGTGCAACCGTTGCGGACATTGTTTGCTACGCAAGAAAGCGTCCACGGGATGTTCTCCTTGGTCTTTTCGTTCTTCTTGGACCAGATTTTAGGGTATGAGCAGGACTCCAGCATAATGCCAAGAATACGGCCTACGGATCGTGCCAACCGTTTGCGGCTAGAGTTAAGCAAGATGAAGTAAAACTGCTCGCGCAAGGTAATCGGGGCGTTGATGCGAACCTTGTCGAAGGTGGACATGATGCGAACAGCCATGATCACATCGATGGCCTTGAAAGACCTTTTTTGGTAATCTAGGAACGGGGAGTCGATGGACTCCAATCCAACCCGGTGGCGTAGGCAGAAAGGAAGCAACTGCTTTCCGCAGACTTTTACATCTGGCGGAAGAACAGTTGTAGCCTTGAGGTAACGAGCATCCATCGGGATGCCGCGCCTTTAGGCGACAATTTCCTGATACTTGATACCTTTGACGGTGACCTTACGGTAGTCCTTATTGGTACCCTTATCCTCAATTGACTTGAGGATGAAGGTGGCACCGCCGTAGGTAAAGGTTCCGCCAATAGCAGGCGTTTCCTGTCCATCCTTAAGAACGCCATCGAGGGTACATTCCATGCGGCGGTCATCGATATGGTTCGTGATCACCGTACCGACTTCGCCAGCGACTTCGACATCCAGCGCGAGGCTTTCAGAGAAACTGTCGGACTGAACTACCATGTAAGTAGTCGCCTCGGTTTCATAAAGGCCGTAGAAAAGTGCCACGCCGTACTCGATAGGGTCTGCCATAGGAGGTCTTTGGAACTAGCCAGTTGTCAAGGTGCCGGGGGAAGCATCACGAATACCGTGTATTCCAGCAGGTTTCCGTACTTGCGCTGGTGCATACCCTCCTCATCTTGGTTAACCCAAAGGTCGTAAAGGATGCCGTCCGTACCTAGCGTCCACAGGGCTTTGAGGGCCGTCTTATCGGCCATGTAGTTCTGGACGGTTTGTACCCGGGTTCGGTGCTGATCTAGGGTATCGTCATCGGCGGACGAGTAGACACCGATCTCCAGCGTCACGGTGTAGTTGCCATATGGGTTGCTCCCCAAGGCTTCGGAGGCGCGGCTGGCCTTGGCATAGACGGTGACCAAGGGGATAACCTTGGTTTCCGGCGTGATGCCCTTGTGGACGGCGACACCCGTAAGGGCGGCGGCGAGGTAGGCTTGGACCTTTTCCTCGACAATGGTACGGGCGGAGTAGAACGGGATGCTCATTAGGGGATTTGGGTTACATTGAAACCTTTGAGTTTCTGCGTAAGTTGAAGAAGGGTTACGTGGTTTTTCTTGCCACTCAAGGTTTTGAGCATCCGTACGCGCATGGCGTAACCACGATGGTTCCAAGCCTTTTGGAAAAGGTGCCAGCCTTGGGAGTGGTCCTTTGCG